TTCAAAATCTTCAGGCATCTGACCATCTAAACTATATTGATTAAATTTAGACATGTCATCATAATATTTATTTCTAAATAATCCCTGGCCTTTGTCATACATACTACCAATAGCACCACCTACAAAAGGTATGCCTGTTGCTAAACTCATCAATCCACCAAATAATCTTCCACCAAAACCTGGTTTAAGAGAACCATCAGCTAGTGTATCTGTATATCCATATTTATTTGCACCACCAAATAAACTACTTCTGCCTGTGTATTTTTGTAAAGGACCATAAGTTCTATTAGCAATGTCAGCTCTTTCATCATAACCCAGTCTACCAGCTTGTGCTCTTTCTGCCATTTGTAATGTAGCTCTTTGATTTGCTGTTCTTCTATCAAAATCTCTATCGCTCTCTCCTGGTCCTTGACCAGAAAAACCTCCACCTTTAGGACCTGAATCGTATCCACCGCCAGCATCTGTGTCTCCCCCTGATGCACCGCCACCACCTACATCACCAAAACTATCTAGTGACATAATTCCTGATGGACCCATATTAGGACCACCTTCTAATCCACCGTGTATGTTTGCTTTTAATATTAAATCTTTTTCTGCTTCTGTAATATAAGCTAATTCTGTTGCTGGTTTATCGGGTGCTGATTGCCATTTTCTAGGTGCTTGAACTTGTGGTTGTTTACCTAAATAATTATCTACACCACCTTGTACTATTGGTTTCTTTGCCATTATCTTCTACCTCCAGCATGTATATCTAACCTAAAAGTACCTAACTTCCAACTAGTATCTACTGCAGTATTAGATATCGTAAGAGCAATAGACCTAGCTCTTGCACGTGTGTCTACTTTTGTTGTAGCAGATGTAATTGTAAAAGGCCCTAATGATGAACTTGCTGATGCATTATTAGGATAATTTCTTAAATCTAATTGTATAATTGTATTACCTTGTTGTGCAATAAAATCAGGTACAATTCTGCTAACTCTCATAATATTTTCACCGTCTCCTCTAAGGTCAGCTAAATTAGTAGCAGCTCCTCTAATAACTTTTTGTGTTATATCATAATCTCCAGAAGTAATATTAGCTGGTATTGCAGTTGTAACTGCTCCTGATTCTACTTGATTAACTCCTGTTTCGTGTTCAAAATATATTGTAGTTCCATCAGTGTTACCTTCTACATCAAAAGAGTTATCATCACCTGCATCGTATTTAGTTCCATGTGGTAAACCAAATACCGCTGAGTCTTCCCATGCACTTCTTACAAAAAGAGTACTATCATTTGTAAACCATATTGGTCGTTTAGCTGTTGAATCTAAATAACTATAAGTAACAGCTCTGTTATTAACGTTAGATGTAGACGTTGGATAAAACCAAGTTATTTCTCCAAACAAGTTATTAATGCCTGCATAAATTAATTGACTAGATGTTGTGTTAAGATCATCGTAAACATAATCTTCTACTAAACAATCCATAGATTCTAGTTTACCTGTATATCTAAAAAAACCATTTTCTGACATCCAGTACGCAGCACCATCAACTTCTACAGCTGCATTCATACCTATCAATCCACAGTTAGTTCCGACTTGTTCAAAAGCAAATGTAAAAGGTTGACCAACAAAACGCATAGTAAATAAAGATGTGTCAGACCAAATATATATAGCATTTCTACCAAGTTTAGCTCCTATGATCCGTGATCCGGCGGCCAGTCTTTGTGTACCAGCAGTATTAGTTGCTGTTGGTATATATGTATTAATATCTTCTTGGTCCGAGAATCTTATAAACATATCATCTTGTGTAGCTTTATTACCAATTGTTGTTTCTGTTCCAAAAAATACTAAGTGACGATCGGGAGTAGATACTAACATATCTCTAGATGCTGTTGGTGCACCTGTTATAATTTGAGCTCTTTGTGAAGTAGCATTAGATGCATCACCGTCCCATGAAAAACATTCTCCGTTATGTATTAAAGCAATAAGAGTTGTACCTAAATTATCTAACGACCATAAACCAGGATCTGTAACTGAATCAGTATTTGCTGCCGGTGAGCCCCAACCAGTCCATGCTGTCGTATTAGTAACTGTAGCACCATTTGAGTGAGTAGTAGCTGTTGTACCTCTTGCTCCTCTTCCAATACCGGTTAACTTAGTACCAGTAATTCCTGTGTAAGATATTTCTTCAGTGCCTATTTGTACATGGTTAGTACCTGATGTAGGAAAACCGGTCACTGATGTTAGTGTAATTTCTGTAGAAGAACTATTATTTCCTCCAGTGGTTCCTGTTATAGCTCCATTTAAAGTACTGGTTGCAGTTCCTAAAACACTACCACCCCATAAAGCAATACCCCAACCAAACGCTCCAACTTGTTCTGATGGTCCTACGTGGTAATATTGATAATAAGTAATACCACCAGAAGTAGTTGCACCACTATCTGTTTCGTTTGATGGCATTGTAATTGTTATTTCCGTAGCAGAAACAACACTAGTCACCATAAATTTTTTATCTGCAAAATCAGATGCACCAAAATTAGAATTAGTTATAGTTGAGAAAGAAGCCTCATTACCAAATAAAATTATATCTCCAGCAGAAAAACCATGAGAACCAGGAAAAGTTACAGTTACGGTCGGTGATCCATTAGTGGTACTAAAACAATTTGTGATAGCCGTACCAGATGGATTTACTAAAGGGTGAATGTCATAAAATACACCACCGGAATATACATATAAAATTCTGTTAGTTCCTATTGCTGCAAATTTTGTAGAAGCTGAGTTAACGAAATGATGTAGACCTCTTGCTGAACCTGTTAGTTTGTTAATACCTAGCTGATTCCAACCACCTATTTTTTCAGGTGTACCATATCTAAAACGCACATTCTGACCACCAGTCCATTGAGACTCAGCACCAGTAGATGTGACTTGTTTATTGAATCCAGGTAAAAAACCTAATTTTTGTAACATATGACTCCATTATAATACTATTTAGAAAAGCCTGGTAGACCTAACATAGGTCTTCCATCAAATCTATTTTTATCAGCAAATGGGCCATTTACATGATTATAATGTAAGAATACTTGACCGCAAATGTCGCCCTCAAATGGCTCTCGCCAATGTTCGAACTCACAGCCACTATATACTAGCATATCTCCTACTTCAAGCAATACCTTTTCACCTTTTGGCGGATTAGGTTTTACTATATTATTTTCTACATCTATAACAGTGTCAGCACCTGTGCCATCAATGTATATAGGCCAAGGATCACCACCTAAATTTAAAGTTGTAGATATTTCACAGCTAGGTCTATCTTTGTGTCTTACTAAAACATCACCTTTTTTATAAGCTCTTGCGTATGAATATGTAGGGGACAAATCTAAATTTGTTTCTTGTTTCATTATAGGTAACATTTTAACCAATAGTGTTTCCATAACAGGATCAGCATAATGTGAATAAGTATCAGCACATTGGCTATCTCCTCTGACTCCGTATAAGCCAGTTTCAGCTATAATGTTATTATCGTACATATATAAAGCAGCGTCTCTTTTTAAGAGAAAATAGTTAAATATAAAATTAGCTAATTCATACGATAAAGCTTTTCTAATTACATGATATTTAAACACGGAAACCCTCCTGTACAAAGTTAAATGAGATTGATATTCTTATGTCTTCAGAATTATTAGGTTGAACTTCATGCCATAACCAAGCAGGAAACATTATTATTCTACCAACTAAAGGTAACAAATGGCACTCGTTCCATAGATGTCTAGGTAGTTGTGTTTTTTTTCTGGCAGGCATAATCATTTGTACTCCTGGTCTTGGATCACTGCAAACTAAATTTCCAGATTTTTCATTTCCTTTTACATAGTACACACCAGACCATAAAGCATTGGGATGTATATGAGGTTTGTTATAACCACCGGTAGGATTTAAGTTAGCCCAAATATTACCTATTACAGGTTTTCTTTCTAAAAATTCTTCTTGATAAATTTCTTTTTGCATGTTGTAAAGTTCTGTAACTAATGGAGTAAATTCTGTTTGTGTGTCTTTTATATTATCAGAATGCCAACCATTTTTATTTGTTTTATTTACACCTTTATCTGTTTTACTCCAATTTATAATATACTTTGCTAGTAGATCATTATCTATTTTTATGTCTTTAGCATAAATAGTTGTTGGAAAAAATTGTTCTTTAATCATCTAAATGGTGTACCTCCAAACCAAACTACTAAAGATTTTCTAATTCCTTTAGTTACTGGTTTAACTCTGTGACGTAGAAAAGAAGCAAAGCAAATAGCATTTCCTTGAGTTATGGGTGCAGTCTTACCTTCATCTAATATTTCTAAATCACCTCCTTCAAACTCGCTTTCATGATTTAATAAAAGAGTCATAGATATTTTTCTAACAGGTGGTTGATGATGACCAACAATATCTGTATCCATGTGCCATCCATAAAAACCACCAGTAGGATATTCTGTGTATTGTGCAGACTCTGTAATTCTAATATCGTCAAAACCAAAATGATTACGATTAGCTTTACCTATAAAAGTATCTAATGTGTCATATAAGTGTGGAAGTTTTTTAGGCGGTATCCAAGATATGGTAGTAACTCTTTTTTCAGTATCGTAATTTTTTTCTGTATTACCCATACCAACTAATGCTTTTTCAGGTTTTAAACTTCTTCCTGCATCCATCACTATTTTACATTGTTCTGGTGTAAGTATTGGATCAGTTGTTTTAATTACCCAAGTTTTCCATATTGGTTCTGTTATAACTTTGTTTTCGTACATTATATTACTCCTCTACTTTTTACATTATTATAAGCCACATCACAGTTAGCAGCTAAAGTTCGTCTAGTGTCTGGTCCAGTAAAAGGATAAACACAATGTCTCATATCATATGGAAAAATAAAAAAATCTCTTTCTCTAAGAACAGGTTCATAATCTACATGTGCAAACTGACCGTTAGCAGCTCCTAATATTTGTAGTTTACCATTTTGAGGATTGTTAGGTGATGATATTTCTTTACCAAAATCTTTAGGTAATTTTAAAATCATGACTGAAGATAAACCTGTCGCTATATCACCTGTGTGTATATGTACAGGATTGTATTCATGTTCTTTCATTTCATTAACCCAAATTGATCTTAGTTCTAAGTTAGCTTCTTTAATTGCACTAAGCTCTATGTATTTTTCCATAGCTGATTTAAACCAAACTAATACATCTCTAGGTAAAAAGTTATGTCTTTTCATCCATGTTTCATTTCTACCAGAATAAAATAGACTATTTTCTTTTTCAATTTTGCCAACTAATTGTTCGCTAGCACTGGGTAATTGATCAAATTTTTGTTCATATACATGATTAATTACTTTAAATACATCTACAGGAACTTGTAGTTTTACTACGATTTGTCCTAAATATATAAAATTATGTTTCATCTATATTTATTTCTTTATAAGTTTTTGCTGCATCTACTATAGTTTTATTATCTTCATCTTTTAATACTTGTATTGGTATCTCTTCATGACCTAATTCTTCTGCAGCCAAATATCTATTGTTACCATATACAACTTTATATCTATCGTTATCCTCTACTACTAACAAAGGGTTTATTATATAGCCTGTCTTTTCTATATGTTTCTTTACTTTTTTATAAAGATCAGACTTCCTTTGATGCTTTGGGTTGTGCTCCAAGCTTCGATTCCGAAGATATAGCTTCTCTCTTTTGACTTTCAAGTTGTGCATTTTCTTTTTTAATACGTTCAATTGTTTTAAGTTGACCTATTACATTAAATACTTCTGGCTGACTTGACTGTGGACTTAGAGTATCTTTTCTATTTTCCATAACTTGGTGATAAGCATCTAATTGATGTGTATTAACATTTTGTTTGTCAAAACTACCATCATCGTTTTCTACTTTTAATTTAGACCAAAGTTTAATTTCTCTCATTCTATCTCTAGCTACAAGTTCCATGTTAGCTCTAGAAAAATTTAATTCATCTAAATCAATTTGATATTTTTCTAAAGAATATTGTTTTTTAGAAAACCATTCATCAGTTGATGAATCAATACCACCTAGTTCAGCATCTTCTAATTCTTTTGACAGAGTTTTAATCTTATCTTTTGTAAAACGAATTTTTGATTCGTTTCTTCTGTACTCAAAAGATAGTCTCATTATTTGTTCTAAATAAACATTTTGTTCTCTTACACATTGCCAATACTTAGAAGCTTTTGTTGGGTATCTTAAATCATTTAAAACAGAAAATCTCATTTCAGTTTCTGTTCTAAAAATTTGTTTTTTATTCCAAGTGTCTTTTAACTCAACTGTTAATTCTTTAAAGTCTTTAACGTCTTGGGGATCTAACATGTTGTGAAGATTGTTAGATTCGTTGTCTACTGCTTTTTGTATATCTCTTTTTACTGTCATAATATATTACCTTTCAAATAGTAATATATACAGTCTTATAATAAAGTCAATGATTAAGCTGGAGCAAGAGTAACTGTGTCAGCTCCAAAATTGTATATTTGTGTTCCAGTCCAACCTTCGTCACCCGGTGAAGTAAATGCGGGCGCTGTTCCACCTGCATACCATGCAGCAGTATTTGACGGTCCACTTCCATTTGACCCACCTTGAGTTTGAGCTGTGTTTAAAGGATTACCTGCAGTCCATGATGTACCATCCCATATTTCAGTAGTTGTATCTGGAGATCCACCATAGTTTAATATTGCAGATGTGCTTGTACAAGCAATTCCTGAATTTGATCTAGAAGCTACAGTTGTTGGATTTTTTGCAGTCCAAGAGCTACCATCCCATAAATAACAAGTAGTGTAAGAACTATATCCTCCACTGTATGACATACCAGCCCAAGCTAAAACATCACTATTACTTTTTCCAGCAGCTGAAATCCATAAACGTTCAACATTAGGGTTTGAAGTTCCTGTAGTCCAAGAGCTACCATTCCAAGATTCTACTTCTGCTGTAATACTAACACCTTGTTGTCCAGCTATTGCTAAAGCTGATGTAGAGGTTCCACCTCCACCAATATTGTCTCTGCTACTATTTAAACTAGGAGTTGATGTCCAGTTAGTACCATCCCATTTTTCAGAAGCACTAGTGTAGGGATCTAAGTAACCACCAAATATTAATGCAGCTGTACCAGAAATTCCTGCACTTCCTAAACCTCTTCTTGTACTATTAATATTATTTCCTGTGCTCCAAGCTGAACCATTAAAAGTTTCTGTTGAATTTTGGTTTGTTTGTTGACCATTTGGTTGAAGTGTAATACCACCAGCCATCATTCCATCATTAGAGCTTGACCCTGATGAACCAGCAGATTTTCTTCCGTTGTTCATAGTAGCGCTTGATGTTGTCCAAACACCATTGTAATAAATATTTCCTTTAAATTGAGCAGTAGTTGAGTTGTACCACAACTGACCTGCAACACTTACAGATGGATTACCTGCAATTGTTTGAATTTTTATTCCAC